CTTGGTGGAGAGGATGAACTTGCTATTTCAGCAATTGCTCAACGACCTTCCTTTTGGCAACAATTTGATTGGGCGGAGTCTGCCACCACCGACACTCTTTTAGCGTCTATGGTAGTTACACCTGTTCTTGTACGGACGCTTTCAGCATCCCCAGTTACTGAAGTGCATCCCACGGCTGTTGCTTTTGCTGCTAATCCTTTTGGAGCCTGGCAGGGTTCAATTAAGTTTAGATTTAATGTTATTTGTTCTGAATATCATCGTGGACGATTGCGAATCGTTTATAATCCACGTTCCAACAATGCAGGAGTTGTTCCTTACAATCAAGTCTACTCTACTACCATTGATATCTCAGAGGATAGAGATTTTGAATATGAGGTTAAATGGGCCGATGTTAGGGCGTGGAATCTTTTGCCTGGTGCAAATCTTGCTCCAACTTTCCCCACTTTTAGTACTACTGCAAGTGTGGGTGCTGGTGATAAATATGACAATGGTTGTCTCAGCGTTTATGTTGTAAATGAATTAGCAACTCCTAGCAATACAAATGCTGCGGTTAAAGTACAAGTATGGGTTAGTGGAGGAGAAGACATCGCCTTTTCCGTTCCTACTGTTGACAGTCTGAAGAATCTATCTTACTTTCAACAACAGAGTGACATTGCTCCGTATGTTCAACAAGCGGAAGAAGCACCTGATGTACTTGCTATGAGTACTGATGAATCAAATTCTCCCGATTGTTCTAATGAAATTGAAACATTTGGAACTAATGCGGATATAGTGAAAGAAGATAACCAATATCTAGTTTATCAAGGAGAACGAATAGTGAGTTTTCGTGACTTGTTGCGAAGATACCATTATCATTCATCTTATTGGCCTGGTGAAGTTGGCTCAGGCACTAGAATGGTTTCGATTGACCTTACGGATTTTCCGTACTACAGAGGATGGGATGCAAACGGTGGTGATGCCGGTGTACCGAGTGGCGGAGGGTCTGCTCCATACAGTTTTTGTAATACAACCTTGTTGAATTATTTAACACCTGCATTTGTTATGCGAAGGGGAGCGTTGCGTCATAAAGCGATGCTCATCGATCAGCATGCGCGTGGCCATAGTGGATCGTTTGGTGTTGGTAGACATGATCTCTTAGGTATTAGTAATTCGATGAGTGCACACCCATTGGATTCAACTAATATTGGAGATCGGCGAAGTCAGATGCTGGAGACTTTGCGTGGTTCCTTGGGAGGAACTGCGGTTACGCCAGCTTTTAATAACCCCTGTTTAGAATATGAGACTCCTTTTTATACAGCGGGACAGAGATTTGTTCCTGCTAGGGATCTTAATTATTATGCTGGGGCTTATACTGGCCACGAACTTACTACAGAAGTTAAAGATTCTGATGGTGACGTTTACATGCGAATTGATAAATATATTTCCACAGCGGAAGATTTTCAATTGGGACTCTTTATTGGAGCACCAGTTTATTACGCATATAATGATCCTACAGCAGCTTAGATCTTTTGGGTTCGATCATGGCTATTTATATACAATTTTACTTTATATTTTATGTTATATATA